ACATCCGTAGGAGTAGATGCAGCATAAACATTTAAATCACCATCTAGAAGACTGCCTAGAACAACATGAGAACCATTTTCAACAGGAACATCAAGTTGAACAGATTTAACATAAGCATCTACATTAGTAGAAGCCATTTTCCCAATTTTAACTACAGTGTAAGCCATTTAATTTAACAACTCCTTTTATTGTTTTTATTTATTAGTACTAAGCCTGTCCCAAACACTTTGGGATTTAGGCTCAGAATTATTATTTTTATTTTGAGGAAGACCAATATTGATATGATTAAATTTATTGTTATTTGAATTATTAATTTTTGCTTCTATCCGATCGAAAATAAAACTCCTAATTTCTTTTTCAAGATCATCAATGGAATTATACTGATTTTCTTTTTCCTTGAAAGAATTGATTTCTTCTGACGTTAAATGAGCACTATATCTATTAAAAATTGCTTCAATTTTTTCATTGCGTTCATTTGCTAACTTTTCATCATATTTAAGTTTAAATTCTTTTAATTGACTAATTTCTTCATCTTTTTGAACAATTTGTTGCTCTAATAAATTATATTTTTCATTCATAGAAAGAATAGTTTCTTCTTTTGAGTGCAAATCTTTTTCTACGGCGTCTTTTTGGGCAAAAAGACGATCAAATTGATCTTTTGCTTCTTTTAAAAGTTTCTCAACTAAAGCATACTGATCAACATCTAAATCATCTTCATTAACATCATCTGAACCTTCCCAATCCATTGGAACATATTTAATCCGTTTTACATTTTCATAATCAAATACTACATCATCACCATTCATTGAATAAGGAATTTTAACATCAATATATCCCTTTTCTCGATCAACTGCATAAACAAATGATTCATCGAAATCTCTCAAATAATATTTATTTACTTCAATTGTTTCGCCAAACCAATCTTCCATTTCATATTTTACTTCACTTAACACGCGACTTAATTCATCATAAAGTTGATTTGCCGTAAGTTTAAATTGTGCTGCGATCTCGCCTTTCGTTTTGTTCACATTTCCATCTCCTTCATTACTTAATTGGAATGCACTCATGTCTAAACCCAATTCTCTATAATGTTTTTTTAAATGATTAATAGCAGAACCAGAAGTAATGCCCTGTTGGTGCAAGCGTTGTAAAGCTGCTTGACACCCACTTTCGCTTACAACCAATTTTCCATCTTTGATAACGTGATGAGGATACTTTAGCTTTTCTGAGGGAGCATCTTCCCAACCATCTTCTACAATTAAATAAGCCTCTTTGACAAGAGACTTGTAGTTAGAAGCTTTCAAAATATCATTTCGAAGTTTTGTTTTATTTACACTTCCCCAAGAAGTACTAGTATCTGCACTTTCTTTGGAGTTGTCAATAGTTATTTTATTACCAGTACCCATATCTTCTTTCTTAATAAATTCTTCTATATGCAAGTTATCACCCCCATTAAAAACATTTTTAAATTCATGTAGCATCTGAGTAAACTCATTTTTAAATTCATTTTTATTGAGTGAATATGAAATTATTTTTGCGTCTTCGAAACATGGTTCAACATCTTTCCCTAAAATACATAAAGCGGAAAAACAAAAATCGGTAATTACAAATTGGTTTTTGTCATTCCATTCTCCTGATACTTCATCTAATTCCATTGATTGAGGACGGCCTTCTTCAAGAACAGATAATACTTCTGGGTATCTAGAAGACCACAAATACCCTGTACAAGTTAAATAATCTTTACCATTAATGTATTCCCATTTAATTTCAGAACTTTCAGGAACGAAACCATATGGAATTGTAGTAACTACATATTTAATTTCGCCATTTTCGATCTCCAATTTTCCTCCATGGTCAGTAAAATCATTTTTTTCTTTGCTATATTGACCAACAATTGGACAACCAAAAAGAGTATGTAATTTTTTATTAATTAATTGTTTATTTATGATGCTATTATTCCTATTTAAATCCGAATAGCAAATATAAACTTTACATCTTGAAAATAAAGGATTAATTTTTTCCACATCTTTTATTTCAACATTAAATTTAATCATCTCAAAATCATTTTCACCTCCTTAATCGTCTTCTAATTGATTATTCCACAAAATAATTCCTGAACCATCATTATTAATTAATTTTGCTTTATTTAAAAACTCATTAGCGGTATTTTCTTCTTCCACCTGTTCATTAATAAACCATTGCATTTCTTGAAATGTCATATAATCTTTTTCTTCTAAAGCTGTTTCGATAATTCTACTAATATCTTGAGTGGTTTGTTCTTCTAATTGAACATACAAATTTCCTACATCAATTAACGAATTGATTGTTAACGATATTTCTGGAACATCAAGTAATTTTACTTTTGAACCAGTTCGTTTAAACAAATAATCCAATAACCTATTTTTATGACCTATTTCTTCATCAGCTTGTTTTTTAAAATAAGAACCGAAACCAGAAAGGTTCTGATTTTCAAACCATGCTGCTATTTGAAGATACGCATTTGAGCTTCGATTTTCATTACTCACTTGTTGAACTATTAAATCATTTAATACGGTTGAAATTTTCAAAATTCCACCTCATTATCTATTATTTAAATCCAAGTCTCGTGTTCTTTCTCCTTCATTTGAAAGTTCATTTATTTTTTTCTTAGGTGCGCCTCCGTCATTTGGTACAGTATGAGAAGAAACAAGAGGTTTTAGCTTATCTTTTATCTCTAGTATATTTTCAAAATTAGTCATATTTACAAATTCACTTGGAGATTTTCCCAATGAAGCTGCTACATATGTAACTGGACCACCAAATTGAGCAAATTTTATCGCTCTATCAAAACGCTCTTGACGATCCCACTTCGTTCCTTCAAAATGAATTTTAAAACGATACTTACCTGTTCTTTGTTTAAGATGGAAGTTAATGAATCTTTCAAATTGTCTATACATATGTAACACAAAAGACTCATCAGTTTGTTGAGATGCTCTAATTGCGCTGGCAGTAGTAGCACCTGAATTAAACAATATTTTGCTTGTACCAGCATTGTCGTAGAAATTAGCTTCCCCAACACTAACAATACTATCTTTATTTGTAACATCCTTAGTAAAATCTAAAACGTTTGTATCAAAAGGAGAGGTAATTGATCTTACCATTTTAGGCAAAGCTGATTGAATAATTGCGTTAAATTGTCCAGCAGTAGTTGGATCAACAGCAAAATTATTCGGAGTAAATGAACCATTATTTTCTTTATTCATTGGAATTTTGTTCACAATTAATTTTGTCGTTTGAATTTCTGCACTAGCTTTATATAAATCCTTATATGAATCAATATCACTTGCATCTAAAAATGTGCCTAGAAATGGTGGTACTAAACCAGCCCTGTTAATATCAAATTTAAAAACAGGAGCCACAGCAGGATCTAATGGCTTCCAAAAAGCATAACCTTTTTTAAAATTATCGGTCATTTTATATTCTTCAAAATAATCTTTAAATTCAGGAGCATAATCGTCAATATTTACTCCGGGTTGAAGAAAATACATCATATTAAATTCATATTGAAATCCAATCTCTGTATCTCGAACAATCATACACCAATCGGAAGGCATTTCTTGAAAAACTATAGAATCATCATTTTCTCTCATATAATAAAATTTACCATCTTCTAACATTATTCTTTGCATCATCTTTGGAAAATTAAATTTTACATCTAATTTTTCAATAAATTCTATAGCTTTTCGATAACTTTTTAAAAATGAGTTTGTTTTCATATCTTCTTCGTCAGCGTTTGTTGGTTCAATGTACCAATCAAACTCTAATAAAGATCCAAAATAGTGAACTAATCTTGTAAAATGCATTATTTTGTTATACAAATATTCTGCAAGACCTCTTGCTGCTTGTTCATTATATTTTGGATCGGAAATAATTTTTTCAATTTCTCCCCTTGAAAACTTTGAGGGATTCATATTAATATTTTTAATTATTTGATTCTGCACAAACGGACTAAGTATAAAGGGATTAGCAAAATAGGTGTTATTCAAAATACTTGTTGTTGCCTTTATAAATTTTAGTGCGTATTCTTCAATTTGTTTTTCTGTTAATTTTTGAGTATTACTTGCTTGATTATTTTTATTTTTTCGTCGTGACATGATTCACCTTCTTTCTTCTAAATTTATTTCCCCGAAGAGATAAATAAGTAGTCTAAAATATTAACTTGTTGTTTATTTTTATTTATATTTTCGTCTTCTAATTGTTTTATATACCACAATCCATATTCCAAACTACTAAATTTATCTTTTCCAATTCTTTTATTAATTTGCTTTAAAACTAAATCTTTTCCTCTTTGTTCGGAACGAAGATTCATCATTTCTTCTTTCATAATACTTGTTAAAATATAAGGAACTAAATATAAAGCAATTTCTTCTGACTTTACATTTTTCTTTTTATTTAATAAATTTGCTTTTGCAGTAATTTCATCAATTAAAAATTTAACTTTACCTGAACTTATTTGAGACAAACAATTTACATGTATTTCAGAAGCAATACCCTGTGATTGAATGTTATATAATAACGGTAATGATAATGGAGTTCTAAATTCGTTATACCGATCATCATTTACAACCGCAAAAGGAGGATACACATCCCCAGTTTCTTCATCAATACTTTCCTTTACTAAAAAATCAACCAATCCTTTACCCAGACCATTAGCATCAACTACTAGCATAGATGCTTCGAATTGAAATACTAATTTTTTTAATTTAATACTCTGTTCAAGGAAATGTTCTCCGTCAAAAACAAATGTATTAACTATATGCTTTATGAAAGTTCCATTTTCTTTTGGAATACATTTAATAATATGTGCAACTGTGTCAGCATTTTGAGCGCCTAATGATCTTGCTACGTCTGCTGATACTATATAAATAATTCCTTTTTTCTTATCTGGTTCATATTCTGCATTTATTAATTTTCTATGCTTATCAAATAATTCAGCATCAAAAAATGCATCTTCGCTACTCCCAGTCCAAATCGATTCATACTCGCGTGAAAAAGAAAGAGGATTATATGTTCCGTCTTCTTTTAATTCTTCAACGAAATCTTCACTTAATAATTTGTGCTTAACTGGAATTCTCCAGTCTCCACCAAACACGAATGCATTTTCTTTTAAAGCCATCCAAACCAATAATTGAATCATTTTTTGGTATGCAAAAGTATTCTTGTAACCAGCACTTGTAACATACACTTGGCTTTTATGAGGTTCATCGGGATCTACTTCACCATTTTTGGCACGTCTATCGACATTCATTAATGGTATAATAACCTCACTTAATTTCTGTCCATCGACCAAGATTACTTCTTCTACTAATCCTGCATGCCTTCTTCCTCCGCGAGTACTATTTTGAACTGCAACGATATCTAATTTTGATCCATTTTGAAAAACTACTTTAACATAATCCTTTTGAAATTGATGAAACTTTACTTCTCGATAAAGAATTGGAAAAAGCTCCCATATTTCCTCTAATTTCTCTTTGGCGATATTAGCAGCTTGCTCTTTGCCTCCCGAACAAATGAATAATTTTATTCCCGGATAAAAAATACACTTTAAATATAAAGCCAATATTGATAAAAATGATTTTGAAAAAGCACGAGTAAATGTTGCATAAACATATCTATACCTCAAACAAACTCTC